GCTGACAGTAGTAGAAAAGTTATTAAACATAAACTCGGCGGAGGTGGAAGATTTTATAGGGGCAGTAGAACCAGTTATACCGAGTTCATAACCCCACGGAACGCAATTTATAACATTTACGGAAGCACCGCCACCACCGCCACCAATACCAGCACCGTCGCCATAAGTGACTTCGGCAGTTGCTGGATTATAGAGTAGGAAGTTTGTCGCTAATGGAACTGGGTTTGCTATGGCACCGCTATTGATGATAGGGGCGACGTATAATGAGGCGGTTGGTGCTTGGAGTGCTGCTCCAGAAGCATTTAAACAGATGGAGTTCGCAGATTGATTCAAAGTCGCAGCATCTAACCCAATCGCAATAGCAGATGCCCCTTGATTGTTCTGTCCTGCTTGGTATCCAACCGCAATCGCAGCGTTTCCTTGTGTGGTTTGTCCTGACGCTATTCCAATCGCAACACACGAGTTCCCACCGTTTCCTTGAGTGAATTGTCCTGATGATGCTCCAATAGCAATACAACTCGCCCCTTGATTTTGTGTTCCTGCGGAATCTCCCATAGCAATAGAAGACCCTCCTTGATTGTTAGTCCCAGCATTTAACCCAATCGCAATTGAAACGTTTCCTTGTGTTGTTTGTCCAGCAGCATTTCCAATAGCAACCGCATCGTTGCTTTGAGTATTAAGTCCAGCACCATTACCAATCGCAACAGCGGTTGTTCCTTGATTCGTTCTTCCAGCAGATATTCCAATCGCAACCGAAGATGCTCCTTGATTCGTCCCTCCAGCAGTCGTTCCAATAGCGACCGAATCTTGCCCTTGAGTATTACTACCAGCATTTTCTCCAATCGCAATCGCTGCTGCTGATTGATTCGTCCCTCCAGCAGCATTACCAACAGCAACCGCATTTGGTGCTTGATTCGTCCCTCCTGCTGATGTTCCAATCGCAACCGCATTCCCTCCTTGACTTGTTATTCCAGCACTCGTTCCAATCGCAACAGTATCGCCACCCTGCGTTGTTTGTCCTGCTCCTCCTCCAATCGCAATCGCATTCGCTCCTTGAGTTGTTTGTCCTGCTTGATTTCCAATAGCGATAGAATCTCCCCCTTGTTGTGTTGTTCCAGAATTAATTCCAATAGCAACCGAATACGCTCCTTGATTCGTTAGTCCAGCATTCGTTCCAATAGCGACGGCATCCGCCCCTTGAGTGATGTTTCCAGCAGCGTCTCCAACCGCAACCGCCCCTGCTGATTGGGTGGTATTACCAGCATCTTCACCAATCGCAATTGCTCCTGCTCCTTGAGAGGTAAATCCTGCTTGGAACCCAATCGCAACCGCAGAGTTTCCTTGAGAGTTTAAGGGGTCTCCAGCAGCATTCGCACCGATCGCAACAGCACTCGCACCTTGAAATGCTCCAGTAGAAGCGTCCAACCCTATCGCAACCCCCCCTGCTCCTTGATTATTATTAGCAGCACCAAAACCAATAGCAACCGCCCCTAAACCTTGTCCTACCGCCCCTGCTCCTTTTCCAACTGAGAGTTGAGATTGAGTTATGATTACTGTATCCACAACATTAAAGTCTCCAGTATTAGGATTTACACTTATCGGCGTAACCCCATCATCGGCGTATAGTTGTCGTGGAACACCACCTCCAGCAGTTACAAAAGTAGGATAAAACGTAGCGTTTAAGTTGGTCGTATTGACGGTGGGTGCTGCTGCTGGTGGTAGTCCCCATAGGGTTTGCCCTCCAGCAGCACCGCAACCGAGGACTTCACCAATAGCACCAATATTACCAGCACTATCGGTTAGTGATTGTAGTCCAAAATTGAGTGTTGCGTTGAGGGGGTTTGCTACTTCCACAACTGGGACTGCTGGATTTACGATCGTGATATTAGGACCTTGATTTACGGCAGCAATACCACCACCACCACCCCCCTCTTGGAACCGTAGTAGGACTCTATTGTATGTAGCAGCATTCGCTGGGTCTTGTCCGCAAAATGTATTGAAAGACATATCTACGTATATTGTTTATCTATATTAATAATATAATTTTATGTTTAATAAATATATCTGTATAATAGTTATATAAAATGTCTTATAAAACACGAAAACGATTGAAAGCGTTGGAAGAAGATGGTATGGAAGGTAGTGGGTTCTTCCAGAATCTAATCAAGAAGGCGTTTGGGACTGTGAGTGATATGATAGTGAAACCGCCCAATTTTGATCCAAACAAGGTGAAATACGGTTGGTTGAGACGTCCCTTTGATATGCCCCCCCTATATGATTTAAGTGAGATGGTCGCAGCAACATATAAACCAGAAGCAGACAACCCAGATATACAAGGTTATACACTTCTCGCTAAAACACCCACGCTGGCGTTCTTCCAAGTCCAGCGAAAGAAGAATGTGATTATAATCGCCATCCGTGGAACAGCATTAAGCGACCTAAACGACATAACAGCGGATTTGGGTATATTGAAGAGTATAGTTGTAGATGCTAATACGGCGAGGAATGTGAGGAATAGTCGGCGGTATGCTAGCGATGTTGCCGAGATAGAAGAGTTCAAAGAACTTGCCGAGAAATATTTACCTAGGAAAAAAGCAGTATTAAAATATTATGCTGTAGGTCATTCGCTCTCTGGATCAATCATAGATGAGTTGCTGGAGGATGGTCTCGTTAGTAGTGCCGTGTCGTTCAATCCAGCGATAGAAAGGGTTATGCTTGATATACCTAACGATAATCATCGTATCTATATAGAGTGCGATGTTTTATACCAACTTCTCGGTAAGTTCATAACCAACGGTAATTTAGAGGTCGTGCCGAAGGAGAACCCTGCTGGTGCTGACGCTGGTGCTGTGGATACAACAAAAGGGTCGTTGTCTTGTCATACAATATCTACCGTAGTTCCATTAATGAGTGGAAGAGGATATAATAATAATATCGGTATAATAGAAAGACCGATGACGTCCTTTAACGAACTAATCAAAAACCCCTCCTCACTTTTGAAGGGGTTAGACAGATTTAAACCTATAGGATCGCCGTGCGACCGAATTCTCCAAGAACCAGTCTCGCAAGATGTAGGTCCTAATTCTGGGCGTGAGCGTCAGCGGAAGCGATACGAGGCGTGTCTGGCGAATGACGGTAAAGAACCAGAAGCACCACCACCCAGACATAACCCCTATGATATGAATTATCGTAATCCAGTTCGTAGTTTTGACCAGATGTTAAAGGGTGAGGGGTTCGCTGGAGATATGTGGAGGCGTGGTAAAAAGGAACTCGGTATTAAGGAACCAGAACCAAACACCTCGCACCCCATCTTTGATTATACTAACCGTGATGCTGTTGAGAAGAGGTTTTATGGCGGTATGGAAGGTACTGGTTTTTTTACTGATGCCCTCGCTGGTAGTCTTTTTAAGGGGGCGAAGGGTTTGTATAATCTTTCCAAAGCAGAGTCCAACCCCTTCGCCCACGCTCCATCCACTCGCACAACTCCCTACCTCCCCCCTCTCATACCAAATGGAGGGGGGTTCCTTGGTGATATGAAAGAGAAGTTCAAAAATAGGGGTAAGACTCCAGAACAGATTGAAAGCGAAAAGGCGTATCAGCAGAACGCCCAAGATGCGTTGAGAGGAATACCCCCTACCGTAGAGTTTATGACTCGGTGGTTGAATGACCGATCACCCTCGGCACAAGAGAAGGCGTTGAGGGGTATGACTCGTGAAGAGTTTTTGGCGAAGATTGGAGCAAACTATAAAAGGTGGCAAGACAGCGTAGGTATTTCTGGTAGGTATATACCTTCATCATCACCAGCAAAATCTGGGTTCTTTGAAGGAGTTAAGGGTGTCATAGACGCCTTTGACCCCAGCACATACGGTCGTGGAGGGGGGTTCCTTGAGGATATGAAAACTGCTAGACAAGATGCTATATTGCGGAAGAGGTTAGCAGGAGGTAGCAGAGAGGGTGAGGCAGAAATGGTTCAAATGTTTCGTCCAGATGGAACGAGTGCTATGGTGCCTCGCCCACCAGCGATGTCATTATGGGGTATGGATAATGATGCTCGTGCTGATGGTAGTATAAGACAACTCTCGCTACGAAACAACGAAAGCGGTAGAAGGAATATGGCGAGACTGACTAGGGGTGATAGACTATCGCAGATCAATCTTGATCGTATGAATGACCCAGATAATATCCAAAGGGTTATTGATTTTGTAAGGGCATTACGGTATCCACCCCATCTCCCCCAGATAGACAACACAGCACAACTACAAGCACTACAAGCGAGGTTGGATGTATTGAGACCCCCTCCGCCACCCCTCCCCAGAGATATTAACGACGACCCAGATTTTAGGCGTGGGCGAGACCAATTCATAAGTGAAATGAGGGATGAAAGAAGAGCAGAAGCAATAGCGAGAGCAGATTCGCAGAGAGGAGAACGTGCTGGACGAACTGGACTTCCAAGGCGACAACCCTAATCCCCAAATCACCACTTTTTTATCAAAATCCATAAGTTCCGTTTAGACGAAAATGATCTACCAAACTACCAAAATAATCTATTTATATTATTCCCTAATCAATATAAATATAACTGTATTATATATACAACTAGAATGGATTTTACCGCCACCCTCGTAGCGAAACTTAAGGAAAGAGGACTGACTGACAGTTCGGTCTCCTTATATGTTCGCAACCTTGAGAAACTCAACGGCAATAAGGTTATTAATAATCTTAACTTCCTCAAAAAATATCCAGAGATTATGGAGAGGTTAAAGGACTACAAAGGCAACACCCAAAGAGGTTTTCTTATCTCCATCGTATCCTCCCTATCTTCTTTTAAGGGGGAGAGAGGTATTGATGCCCTTCTTAAGAAATATTATAAAACGATGATTGACTTGAATAAGACCTTGAATGACGCTAATCATAATGGCGTTAAGACAGAGGTTCAAAGTGCGAACTGGATGGACTGGGAGGACGTCCAACACATCTACGATGGATTAAGGGATAATATAACCCAGATGAGTTCTCCTATCACGGAGGGTGAATATAATAGGTTGCTTGATCTTGTAGTCCTATCCTTGTATGTTCTTATACCCCCACGAAGGAACAGCGACTATATGAATATGAAGGTTGTCTCGGCATTCACCCCAGAGGTTAGTGAGGCGTTGAGTGGAAACAATATCCTTGATTGGAACGGAAAGAGGTTTCTATTTAGGAACTATAAGACCTCCAAAAAATATGGTGAGACCATCATACCTATCCCTAAAGAACTCTACGAGATCCTTGCTGTATATTTTGAGAAGAAGGGTATTCTACGAAGACTACAAGCACCAGCAAAGAAGACGAAGAAGGAGGCGACTGTGTTTATTGAACCCTTTTTGACCTTATGGAACGATAAACCCTTTCTAATCAATTCAATCACACGTATCCTAAATAGGGTATTTGGAAAGAAGATTGGGTCATCTATGCTCCGCCATATCTACACCACGAAGAAGTTTGGAAAGCAACTTGCCGAACAAAAGGAGATCGCCGAGCAGATGGGTCATAGCGTCGCCGAGATGAACCAGACCTATATTAAGGAAGATTGAGTTGGTAGTTTGGTAGATCATTTTGACGCAAACGAAACTTATGATTAAACGTGAAAAAGTGGTGATTTGGTGATATTGAAATAAAGTTTGGATTATTTCAATATAAAGACTATTGTCTATGTATAGTATAGAACCAACGATGCCGACCGCTATGTCCTACGCAATAGACACGATCCTCCGCTTGTGCGAGGAGAACACACGCCTTAAGTGCGGACTTCCGCCAACCCTTAACACCGAGGAGGTTGTCCTTGTGGTGAATGAGAAGAAGAAGACGAGAGGGAATGGGGATGATTATGATATGCTTTTTGAGATGGAGGTGGAGACGATTTGCGATTTTCTTGCGACAGAGCATTCATACCACCTTTACAAAAAGGGTGGTAAGGGAGAACCGCCGACTGCGATAGAGTTGGATAGATTGAAGGAGAGTGCCGACTTGATTGCCGAGGCACAACAGAAGCAGATTAACGCCTTGATTGATGATAAGATGGAGCGGATTGAGGACAGAGAGCAACTACTCAAAAGGATTGCTCGCCTTGAGGAAGAGTTGGCGGAGATGGGAGTGTCTGTCGGCAGTTCATCTGTCCTAGTGAATAAGGTAAGGGGCAGACCGAAGAAGACCGAATTGTCGCCTTGTATTGGCGATCCTACGCCGATCTACGAGCATCCGCATCCGTAATAATACAATTTAACCAGTAAATAATCAATTAGGGTCTATTAGATTATTTACAATACCCTTTATCTGTAATAATACGATAATAATAAATTTATTATTAATTGGTTATATTGTATTTTTACAGATTATCGGTATTGTAAATAATCATTTTGTATTATTACACCCCATTAGGGGTCGCCAAGGGTATTTATTGATTATTTATGGAGAATAATATATTAAAATAATTCTATGTTATATTATATATATCATAATGAGCGGAATAGACTTCAGTTCTCGTATTTCATACGAACCCTATCACATATACTACGACCTCACGATCCTCAACAACGATACGACTGGAACGAAGCAACCCCCTTTTCTTCAATTCACGGAGATTAGGAACAGTCCTTATTTAGCAAACCCCAACGACTACTTTGCGTCGGTTGTTCGGTTTAGCGTTGAGACCCCCACACTCCCCCTTATCATACCCCAACCAAGAGCATCCAATTCAGTCCCAGCACCAGCGTCGGTGAATGAACTCATCTACCAAGTGTCTATGACCCACCCCTCCCTCGTCGCAACAAACTTCCAGCAATACGTTCAATTCATACCCCAGAGCGATCCAGTATTAGCACCTCCCCCTACATCAATCTTAACTGCTGGAGATATTGTAAATGAATACTACTATGTCTATACATTCAAACCTTTTATTGAGATGATTAACCGAGCATTAAGGGTCGTATATGGGCAAGTGATCGCTGCCCTACCAGCAGCGGTGGGGGCAGCGTATCCTATCCAGTGCTTCCCCTATCTGGAGTGGAATGATGATACCAATATAGCAACTTGGGTCGCACCAGCACAGTTGTTCCAGACGCCTTCAGCAAACAACCAGACCCCAACCCTTCTCGCAGCACTACCCCTTAACGCCCCTATTGAGATCTATTTCAACGCACCCCTATTCAACCTCTTTAGTTCATTCTCCGCTTTCCAGAGTGGATACAACCAAATCGTCCCCTATGTAGGAAACAACTGGAGGATGAACCTCCCAGATTTAGTGACTATAAATCCTTACCTCAATATCCCTTCTGCCCCAGTCGCACCAGCAACGATGCCGACCCAGATCGTCCAAGTCCTTCCAGCAGCACTCCCAGTCCAACCAGTCGCAAACTCGTTATTAAGGGTGCCTCAAGAGTATCCAACGACGCCCCTATGGAATCCAGTACAGTCGTTCGTATTCACTACCTCGTTGCTCCCTATTGCGTCATCAATCGTATCCGCCCCAGTCTTATTCGGTGCTGGATCGCAATTCACCAACGCTGGAAACAATAGTGGAATCGCCAACATCCTCACAGATTTAGAAGTGACTACCGATAAGGGGTGGCAAACAAAACCGAACATCAGTTATGTTCCTACCGCCGAATACCGCCTCTTTGACCTCAACGGAAACGCCCCCCTATCGGCGATTGAAATAAGCGTCAATTGGAAGGATACATTTGGACGCCTCAATCAATTTAGGTTGGGGTCTGGATGTAATGCCTCAATTAAATTGATGTTTAGGCGGAAGGACTTCCAAGGCGTAGTCTAAATACTCATTAAGGGGTTTTAATATTTGTCGCAGAATTAATATTAAAATAATTATGTTATAGTATATTATAACAATCGTAAATATGTCTTCCGCCGACTTCCAGAAAGTTCTTGTCCGTGATGAACGCCTTAACTGTAAGGACAGCATTAAGTATGCCGTCCAGAAAAGCGGACAGAATATCACCGTTGCCGAGTTCGCTGCTATCTCGCAGAATGCTAACTCTCACACCTACAACATCCAAGTTCCTAGTGAGACCACGATTATTGACCGTCGTGTCATCTGGGAAAGCACGGTTATAGCACAAGTCACTATACCTACTGGTGCTATCACTTCCGCCAAACTTGCTGGTATGGCGGTTGGCGATCCAGTCGTCCAGTTGGGTCTAGCAAACGCTTTAGGACCGTTTCCTCTTCACTCGGCGTGCTTGACACAGCAATTTACAATCAACAACAACTCGGTCTCAATCAATATGAACGATGTATTACCAGCGATTCTCCGCTTCAACGATAAGCGTGAATTGATGAGGTATAACGGTATGTGTCCTAACTTGTATGATGTCTATGGTAAATACCTTGACGCCATCGGTGCTAACAATAACCCCAACGGCAACTACACTACGCACTCCTACGACAACGACCTCTACGCTCGTGGTTCATTTATGGACGTCCAAGTGAGCGGAACCGCCACCTTTGATGCTGCTGGTCCTAACATCATTACCGCAGTCCCCCTCATCCCAGCGGTGGATGCTGCCGTAACTTACTTCATTAAATACACCGTTAGGGAACCCCTTCTCGCTGCCCCCTTTATGTTCGCTAAATCCAGTTATAGCGGACAAGGGTTCTATGGCATCCAGAACCTCAACGTCGTATTCAATCTTTCCACTTCCAACGTTGCTCGTGTGTGGCGTTCTGGTCTCCCTTGCGACAACAACGAGCAGTTCCCCTCCCAGTGTGTCATTCAGTCTTATTCCAATAGCAGACTCATCTTCAACTTCCTCACCCCCAAACCGAGCGATATGTTGTCGGCACGCAACGTTGTTCCTTATTATGAGATGCCTCGCTATCTCTCTACATCCACCCCCAATATCGCCTATGCTACTCGTGGTGCTGGAGCAGCAGCACAGACGATTATCCCAGCGACAGCACGCCTTACCTTCACTACTACCCAATTGAACCAGATCCCAGATAAGTTGCTGATCTTCGTCCGCAAGGCGAAATCCGCACAACTTTTGAGCGACACCGACTCCGCTTTAGCGATTAGACAAGTTTCATTCAACTTCAATAACCAGTCTGGTATTCTCGCTTCTGCTACCCAAGATCAGTTGTATCGCTACTCTGTGGAGGCTGGTAGCAACCAGTCGTGGGAGGAGTTTAGGGGGTTCGCCATCCAAGCGGTCGCTGCGACTGGGTCTGGTAAGCAGATCCCCACCTCTGGTTCATACCTCTTCTTGGATATGGGTAAGCATCTCCAGATCACCGAGGACTACTACGCCCCAGGTTCGCTCGGCAACTTTAACCTCCAATTCACCCTTGATGTGGAGAACTACATCCCAGCACCTAACGCCGTTGCCCCTATCGCTGGTGGAATGCCGATTGAAATGGTTCTCATCACCCTCAACAGCGGTCTATTCGTTTGCGAGAAGGGTCAATCAGCAACTTACACTGGTATCCTCAC